TTAAAGAGGATGCTAATTACTATGTACCAATTTGACTGGCTGAAAAAATAAGATGGCGAAAGAATTCAAAACACCAGAAAAGTTTATCTTCAACAATGCGAATGTTCGTTATAACATGAACAAAAATCCTATTCTCGTTGGTTCTGATTCAGATCCGCTAGATGAAATCCGAGCCTATCTCGGACTTACAACTTTAGCCCACACCCATCTCGGAGATACTGATTCCGTTGTGTCTTATTCCCCGTCAGAAGCAAAACCCAATTATACGGCCTATCTCAACCTTCTACACGCCGCCGGCGGCCTTTTTGGAATTCAACGAAATAGTAACTTGTTACCAAAACAAGTGGATGTTGACTCTGACGAGTATAAGGCACAAGCCCAGCGAGAATCTTCTATTATTGACGACATGAAATCTTTGGAAGGGTTTATAGAAGAGGGCGAATCAGAAAATTACGTTTACCAAGATTTCAACTTTCAGCTACCCAGTAAAAATCGCCCAAGCCTTGGCGTGGAGACTTTTTTAAGGGGCTTGAATGAATTCGACATACGAAGCAACTCTCCCGGTGGTGAATTGGACCCAACAAAAGAAGAGACCAGTTTAAAGTTTGCCTATGCGTTTCAAACCATTGGCATTCAAGGCTCTTCAGAGGTGGTTAAAAAACAAGTAAAGGTCGCTAATAATTTTCAAGAGTTGTTTGAGAAGGCTGACAATACTAAAAATCTGCCAACTAAAATTGAAAGATTAAAGAACATTCTCTATGGTGGGTTGACCACCAAAGATCTAAAGGCACAAAGTGACGCTGTGTTAGAAGGTTCTGCTACGGTTCAAGCAAACGATAGTAAAAATAACATTAGCATTGATAAGCTTTATAACGTTGTAACGATTGATGTTCCAGCCAAGCCGAAAGTTAAAACTGATTTTTTTAGTTATTTGGTAGAAAACCAAGAACAATTGGGGTTTGGAGTGGATCTAACCGACCTTGCGTTAAAGTTTTATGAGCCAAGAATCAACCGGTTTAACGCTCAAGAAAGAATTTTGTATGATTTAGCACCACCGGCCGGCTCTCTGGGCGCTAAGAAGGTGACCGCTGGTACCATGTTCAATCAAGTAGAAACACAATCTGACAGTTCAGAATCTACAACAAAAATTCCACTTAATTATTTGGGCCTTGTTAAGAACAATAGAGAGCAGCCCGACCCGGCTGAAGGTCTCAAGTTTTTAACTAAGGATCAGATTGTCAACATTGAAGAGACTCAAGGTCCAAACCAAACCATTGCCACTCGACTAGAACCCTATGTGATAGACAGCAACACCCTCAAGGCGCAGATACCCTTGGTCCTCAGAGCATGGCTACACGGCTCGCATACGGGCTTCCAAGAGTACCCGATAACAACAAACTATAACTATTTTAGTACCACTGCGGGCCAGTTAAACAAATACAGCATTTCCAATTTAATGCGCTCGGCCGCTAAGTTTATCAACCCAAAAAAACAAACCAATTTTCTGTTTCCAGCCAGTTCACGACTTAATAGCATGTTTGCAGATCCCCAACTCATAGGCTTTAAAGTTGTTAAAAGCCGGCTGCCTTACAATACTGCGACACAATCGTCTGATCCTGCAAAAAAAGACTTTTCTAGTTCTTTTTCCAATAGTATTATTCAAACGTTCTACATTAACGCCTCGCAGTCCGAAGAGGTGAGCACAGTCCGCCTTTATGACTCTCAGATCATTTACGGTGAAAAGTATTACTATACGCTCTTTGGAATTTACTCAGTAGATGGCAAATACTATTACTACGAAAACAAAGGTCTTACGATAGAAGACGAGAAATACGAGCTATTAAAAGAGGCAAAATACCAAGAAATAAAAACGCTGCACCCTAATGTAGGAGAAGGTGGTGAATTTAAAAATCCGTGCTGTAAATTTAAAGATTATAGTGGCCGCATCATCGTTGAAGAAAGCATCGCCGGCAATGGCTATATTATGACGTTAACAGCTACCGATTTGGATACCAAATTAACGGCGTTGCATGATGCCGTTACTGGTGTGGGAACCAACAAGCAAAAAATTTGGAATACTTTAATCAATATGACTGACGCAGAGATGTGTTATTTATGTAAGCAAGAGCGATTTTATTATGGCGATTGGAACAAAAGCATGGTGGCCAGAGTTCAAGAAGACTTAAGTGGCACCGATTTAAAAAAATTCAACGATCTTTTAAAATGTGTCCAATTTACTAGCGCTCTTGATTCTACAATGAACCAGCCGAACACAAAAGGCGACTCCAATGATGTGGGTTCTCCTGATGACAAGCAGCCTTGTGAGGTGTTTCATAAAACACAGGGAGTCTTAATCTCTGCTCAAGAAGGCGCTGGAACACCAAAAACTTTTAAAGAGTTTAGGTTCACAATTAAAGAAATGAACGCCCGCCGTACTTATGAATTCCCACTACAGCCAAGCGTTGATAACACAATTATAAATTTTGTGCCTCTACCGCCAGATGCCACTTTTGTTACACTCAAGGGCGCCACCGACAGGGTTATGATTAAGTTCGAAACCTTACAGAAAACTTCTACCAATTTTTATAAAGATGGTAGTTTGGTACATTATGCTGGCTTTTATTATCAACCAACAGATGGAGTCGTGGACACTTTGAATGGTGCGCTTTATCAAGATTTATTAACAAAGTCGGAAGATCATGCCCTGAACAACCAAATAGACATCGCGGAACCAGTGGCAGGGAAAATAGATCTGGCCATCGGCGTTGGTGCGATTCTCGCACGAGCAGAACAAGATGTTAAAGAGATCCATGCGTTTAAACTAGACCGAACTCCGACATCCAGAGAAGACCTTGTTTTATCTGGTGATCGTTATGTTCTAAACCTTTTGAATGGGGAAACTGCGTATTTCAGCAACTTAAAGCCAAATCAAAAGTATTATTATGTGTTCGCCAGCCGCGACATCACCGGCTTGTATTCCGGAGGCACAGAGGTCTATCAAGTTGAGATAGTTGAAGATTCCGGGTACAGTTATACAAAGGTTGGCATTTATGACTTTGTTACTAAAGAAACAAAAGAAACTACCAAGTCATTTAAAAAGCTGCTTAAGATAAAGCCGAGTTTTGAAGAGACTTTGCCGTCCGATGCAGCCAACGTCGGTTCAACCAACTTATTTTCAACGATAAAATTCACAGACGGCGGCGCCTTCGGCGGCGGCGCCCAGCCTTCAAAGTTCAAAATTCGAATTAGGTCCAAAAAGACAAAAAGAGTATTTGACATCAACATCAAATACACACAAGAGATAAAGAAGATACTAACGAAAAAATTCTTAAAACAGATAAAAACACATTCGACTTTGATAGACACTAAGGACGAAGGCACTAATTAAGTTTAAGGGATAATTAAGTAAAGAAGTTACTATTTAAGTAAGGAGAAGGTAAATGGCATTTTTAAATAACAGCGGAGACATCATTTTAGATGCGGTATTAACCGTACACGGAAGAAAGTCGCTGGCCAACGGAACGTTTAGAGTGGCGAAATTCGCACTAGGCGATGACGAGATCAACTATGGTCTTTATGATAAAACCAACGCCAGCGGTTCAGCTTATTACGATCTGAGCATTCTTAAAATGCCAGTAGAAATCGCATTTACCAAAGATGACATTTCTCAAAAATCACGTTTGATTAGGACCATCGCGGCAACTAACCTTCTCTATCTGCCTGAACTTAAATTGGATCAGGTAACAGACTTAGATTTAGCTTATGCCTCTGGTCGCAATGCTTATGCTATCGTTGTTGATGACAACACCTACGACGACGCCACAGCGGCTGGTGCGACAGGATTACCTGCGGGCTTTTTAGACGGCCGCAGCGCATCTGACTCATTGAGCCGCAGGATTAAGACTCCTTTAGGTCTTGACGGAGGGCCCAGTGATTGGAAGAAATCACTTTCTGACGTGGACGCCGCCCTTGAAGAAACCCAGTATAACATTACTTTAGATGGCCGATTTTTACAGTTGGCTGAAGTTGCCATGACACATCCTCCCAGCCTATTATCAGCTACCAGTGTTTTACAAGGTGGTTTGGTACAGCCTTCGGCAAAATCAGCCGTATTTTCTAACGGCGGCAATCTGGATGTTTACACAATTACGACAGCGACCCACCCCACATTGTTCACACCCGGCCCAAACCAGAACACGAAAGTGTTCGCTGCTTCTAGCACGGCAAACATTTTAACCATTTCGTTTGTGGCACAGGACAATTTGGATTATTTGTTCACCACCTACGCTGATGAAGCCGTCACCAGTTACGCTAGCGTGAGTGGCCTTGATGTGAATGTTGTCAAAACGAGTGTACAAATTCAGACCGCGATGGGTTTCCAAATTACGGTACCTTTAGAATTTATTAGAAGATCATCATAGTGACGCAGGAGATATTTAATGGCAGTTTCTAACAACGACATGAGCAAGGGATTTAAACCCTTAAACCCATCAAACGATACAGTTGATGTGGAAACCCTATTGCATGAAAACATTCCACTGACCGGATCAATTATTGCCAATACTTATGGCACATTCCCCTCCGAAAGCAACATACGCTATGATGCTAATGGTCTTTATATTGCTGTATCTGATTATCCCTATGCCAGTTCATCGGCAAATCACATTTTTGACATGACTGCTGGCTGGTCAGCCGACTCTACAGTGGCTACACCGTCCGTCGAGCTAGCCAATAAAAATAACATTTACCGCTTATTTGACCAACAATACGTTGGCTATGATGCCGCACAAGAGGTTGTGCCCTTCAACGTCTCTGGAAACTTAAACCCTCCGGATACATGGCTCGCGGACGACGGCGAAAAAGTAAGTGGTGTTGTTTTCATTGATTTTTCAAGAACATTGATGAAAGACGAAATTAAGATGGGCACTTTTAAAATAGCGATTGGCACCGGCTCTTTCGACGGCCCAATGGATGATGGCACAAAAACTTTCAGTGACTATCATTCAAACCCCACTGATGGAACGACTTATAAAGAGAACTCACCTATGGGCACCTATTCCTTTTTGCAATTGGGAACCACGGCCACTGCAGAGGCAACACCAGCTAGCGCACTATATGGGGTTGTTTATCATCAAGCCGGCCTCTGCGCTCTATGGGCCACGCCATCGACGTGGGGTACTGAACTAACAAGCGGCTCGGATTTTTCGCCGTCAACCGCGCAGTCGGCCGAGCAGGCGTTTGTATCGTCCAGCATAAACGATATCGTAAATGGGGCGAGATACCACATTGACAATATTGAGTTTAGTAACACGACAAAGCTGAACTCTCGTGTTTATTTCTGTCGCGCAAATCATAATGAATTTAACTATAGTTCTAATCGTACTTATACGAGCGGTTCTCAAATTGTGGTTAAAAATCAGGCAGCAGATAATCCACGCACATATGTTACTTCTGTGGGCCTTTACGATGATCAGAATGAAATGGTCGCAGTGGGCAAATTATCGGAGCCTCTAGAGAAATCACCAGAGAACGAACTTACCTTGAGGGTTAGATTAGATTTTTAAAATGACATGTACAAATTTAAACAAAATGACATTATTAAAAATACCGTAATAGCTTACCCACAATATAAGTTCACTCTTTATAATGATTCGGTTTATATAAATGATCAGGCCGATACCGGCATCTACGCTTCGGGGTCTCTCTGGGTTAATGATTTAAATTTAACCGCTGGAACTACTGGCTCACACATAATTTATACGAACTTATCGAAAGCATCCAAAATAGGTGGCAATAAAGTTTCTAATGTAGACAACTATCCTGTTAGTGGCGCAGCAGCTTTTTCTTTTAGTATTACAAGAGAGTTCATAGCGACAAGTAGTGTTGGTGGGTATGAGCCAATTTATACCACTGGCTATGGCTCTCCAGCTACTTCCTCTATCGCCAAGTTTATAGCGCTCCGAACTTCAATTGATGAGAGGGAAATTGACTCTTCTGTTTTTAAGTTTAGTAATTATTTTACACGAACTTTGAGTTTGGAGGGAAATACAGGTTCGCTGGATGGAACTTTGTTACAAAACATCAACATGTTGAGCGTAGACAATATCTTTTATGGGTCGTCTATTAAGCCCGGTTCAGTTAGTTTAGAGTTCTATCAAACTGGTTCTCTGTGTGCAAAAGCCCAAGACACTAAAAAGAATGGCGTATTGATCGAAGAGAGCAATACCCACATAGGGGCCGGAACAGCAGTTGGGTTTGTATTATACGAAGAAGGAATTTTTATTCTTACAAATACCGGAAGTTTGGGATCTTATCAGGAATACTTTGTTCAACCAACAGCATCCGCCACCGGAATCCCGGCAATTTTAGATGTTCCTCGGTGGACAAACTTTGGTTCATATCAAAACATTACTGGATCTTCTGGCACAGGAATGAGTGGATCAACTTATGTAGTTGATTTCAAAGGAACAACTGTTCAACCAACCATGGCTCTGTTTGCTTATGCTCCAAAAAATCAATTAAATTGGAGTAATAATCCCACCTACTTGGATAGTTCTACCAAACCTTATTACATAAACGAAAGTGGATCAACCTATTACAAAGAAAGTGAGGCAACGCTGGTAAAAAATGTGGTTTCAAGTTCGTTTTCCAACTACTCATCGAGCTTTGATGCCACCACTTACATTAGAACCATAGGCGTTTATGATGAAGACAAAAATTTAATAGCTGTCGCCAAAGTCGCCAATCCAGTTAAAAAGACTGCTGAACAAGATTATACATTTAAGTTAAAATTAGATTTATGATTTTAGGTTTAGATGTTTCCACCAGTATTACTGGTGCCACTGTAATAGATAATAAAGGTAACGTTGTGATGTGCGAGGCGTGGGATACTCGTAAGTATAAAAGCTTTTTTGATAAAGCCTCTGTTATAAGAGGCCGTTTAATGGATATCAGAACAAAATTCCCCATAACCCATGTAGTGATTGAGCAATCCCTTCAGATGTTCAGGGCCGGCTTCTCATCAGCAAAAGTCCTCACTCTGCTTTCAAAGTTTAATGGTGTTGTTAGTTGGCTTTGTTATAGTACGTTTGGATTAGAGCCTGAGTACGTTTCGGCATCATCAGCAAGAAAGTCTTGCGGTATCACGATTCGTAGAGGCCAGAAAGCTAAAGAGGTCGTGTTAAAATTTGTTCTTGACAACGTAGGTGGTTTTGAGGTACAATATACCAGAAGTAACAATCCCAAGCCGGGAAGTTATGATCGGGCAGATAGCTATGTTATTGCCCAAGCTGGTTATTTAGAATGTCAGAAAGAAAAAAAGTAAAAATTTTGAAAGAAGTTTTAGGCTCTCCCTTCAATTCTGGAAGGGAGAGTTTGTTTTATTGCCCCAAGTGTAAGCATCATAAAAAGAAGATGTCGGTCAATTTGTCTAAAAACAAATTTAAATGTTGGGTATGTGATTATTCCGGAAACGATGTAACACATTTAGTTCGTCGCTATGGAACAAAACAACAAAAGGAAGAATGGTATGAAGTGTGTGACATTATCGATCATTCGGATTTAGAACTACGGTTAAACGAGATTCTATCTGAAACGCCAGATACAAAACCAGATAAACAGAAGATTGACCTTCCAGAAGAGTTTTATACTTTAACATCGCGAAAGCTGCCGGAATCTACAATGCCGGCTATTTCTTATTTACGTCGTCGCGACATAGAGAGGAACGATGTTGTGACATGGAAGATCGGCCACTGTACTTCTGGTTTATTTAAAGATAGAATCATTATTCCATCTTTTGATGTTGATGGTGACGTAAATTACTTTATTGCTAGATCATATTCGAAAACTGCGTTTCCGAAGTATAAAAACCCAAATGTTCCAAAAAACATAATTTTCAATGAACTGTTTTTAGATTTTACAAAAGATTTAATCCTAGTTGAGGGCGTGTTTGATGCAATTAATGCTGGAGGTAATGTGGTACCTATTCTGGGTTCGACTCTAGACGAAAAGCACCCTCTATTCCAAAAAATAATTGAGAACCAAACAGAGGTTTATTTAGCTCTGGATCACGATGCTCGAAAGAAAGAAACAAAAATTGCCAAACTCTTAAATTCGTATGACATTTCAGTTTATAAAATTGACACAACCGGCTATCAAGATGTGGGGGTAATGCCCCGTGATGTTTATGCTTATAGAAAGGCCAGAGCATCTCTTTTTACAGAAACCACGTTGCTTAATCATAGGTATACTTAATGAAGTTTGCTCATATTGCAGATACGCACATTAAAAATTTAAAATATCACAAAGAGTATCGGGTTGTCTTTGAACAACTTTATAAGACTTTGAAGAAAGAAAAGGTTGATTATATCGTCCATTGCGGAGATATAGCCCACACAAAGACACAAATCTCACCAGAATTTGTTGAGCTTTGTTCCGATTTCTTGAAAAACTTAGCGAACATTGCCCCGACTTATGTAATTCTAGGGAACCATGACGGCAACTTACGCAACTCTTATCGTCAGGATGCCATCACTCCTATCGTGGAAGCTCTGGAACATTCAGATCTTCATTTATTAAAGAGCGCGGGCGAAACTCATTTGAATAAGGATTTTTGTTTGAATGCCCTTTCGGTCTTTGACGAAGATAATTGGGTTCAGCCGACAAAGCCAAAAAAGATCAACATCGGTCTTTATCATGGCGCTGTTAAGTATTCTAGGACAGACATCGGCTTTGTTATGGAACATGGCGAACACGATATCTCTGTTTTTAATAATTGCGATTACGCCTTTTTGGGTGACATTCACAAGACACAAGACCTTAATAAAGAAGGGACGATTGCCTACGCTGGCTCAACCATCCAGCAAAACTTTGGCGAAACAAACGACAAGGGCATTTATATTTGGGATATTAAAAGCAAAACGAAATTTACAAAAAAGAAAATAAATTTTAATAATCCGAAGCCCTTTATCACAATCAATCTTACAAAGACGGGAAGAATCCCAAATAAGTTCGATTGTCAGCATGGAGCTAGGCTAAGGCTCGTTTCGAACTCCAACATACCACTAGAAAAACTTCGAAGAGCAGTAAAGATCGCAAAGCATAGGTTTAAGCCAGAATCAATTACTTTCTTGAGTCGCCATGACGCGAACGACCTGTCTGTTGAAGGTAAAATTGACGCAGAGTTGTTTGAAAATTTGAGAGACGAAAAGACTCAGCAAGAGCTAATTAAGGAGTACTTGATGGACTTTAATCCATCTGAGGAAACTTTGGATGAAGTCTACGCTCTTAATTCAAGATATAATAAAGTTGTCGAGGAAAATGAAGACGTTTCTAGGAACGTTCATTGGAAGATTAAAAAATTTAGTTGGGACAATTTATTCAACTACGGAGAAGGCAATTCTATCAATTTTGATAAATTGTCTGGAACTGTGGGAATCTTTGGAAAAAACTTTAGTGGTAAATCTAGCATCGTTGATTCACTACTCTACACAATCTATAATAATACTTCTAAGAATATTCGAAAAACTTACAACGTTATCAACCAAAATAAAGACCAAGGCTCTGGCGCGGTGGAGATTGAAGCAAACAATAAGACTTACACGATTTCTAGGAAATCGGAGAAGTACGTTAAGAAACTTAAGGGTAAGACTACGAATGAGGCGAGAACCCAAGCCGACTTCGAATTTATAGATCAGGTGTCCGACGAGAAAGGCTCTTTAAACCATACTGAGCGCGGCGGTACCGACAAGGCGATACGGAATGTGTTTGGAAGTTTAGAAGACTTCCTAACCACCTCTATGGCCTCGCAAATGGGTGCTATGGACTTTATTAACGAGGGTTCAACTCGACGCAAAGAGATCCTAGCAAAATTCTTAGATCTTGAATTCTTTGAAAGAAAATTTAAATACGCTAAAGAAGAGGTTTCAGAGTTGCGCGGCGCTCTGAAGAGGGTCAAAGACATCGATTACGACGAAGGCATCAAGGCAGTTAAAAAAGAAATTTTTGAAGCAGGCGCAGATGTGGCAAAGAAGAAAAACGAATGTGCTGACTTGAAAGAAGAGCTATCATCCCTTCAACAAAAAATTGTAGAACTACAGACTAACTTGTCTGATCTACCGGACGAGATCATCCACATTAAAGATGTCAGACAACAACTCCTTAGTCAAGAGATTCGTGAAGATGGGTTGATCAAGAAAATTGAAGACCTTCTACAACAAATTGATGAAAAAGGGGACTTTCTTAAAAAGAGCGAAAAGCTTTTAAAAACAATTGATATTGTTAATCTTAATAGTGAAACAGAGCGAGCAGATGAAATAGAAAAAGAAATCGTCAAGCTTACACAAAAGAAGGGTCACTCTGAAAAAGATCTTAATAATTTTAACAGACAAACCAACATTTTAAATGAAGTACCTTGCGGCACCAAGTTTGTTACTACTTGTAAGTTCATCAAGGATGCGAATAGCGCAGAAAAACAAACAGAAATAGCCAAAAAGGTCATCGAAGATCTCAAGGGTAAACTATTAATAAAAAATGAAGAGTTGGAAAAACTAGATCTTTCCAAGATCAAAACAAGAATTGAAAACTTTAATAAGCTGGCTGACAAGAGGAAGGCTGAAGAATCTCTTCTGATGAATTTAAAATTCCAACATGAAAGAATGTCGGGCAATTTAGTAAAGAGTACTTCATTAATACAAGACTTGTCGGAAAAGATTCGTTACTACGAAGAGAATAGAGAACTTCTAGAGAACACAGAAAAGCTATACTCAGATCTAGAATCAAAAAAGAGTGAAATTGAAGAGAGGCAACAAAAGATTAATGAGTGTGATGAGTGTCTGTATTCTTTGATTGGAACTCATGGAGCATTAGAGCAGAAACTAGAGAACCTTCAGCATCTAAAGGCAGAGCGCTCCAGACTAAACGCAGAGTATTCAGCGAACCATCTTTTCTTGACGTGTATGCATAGTAATGGTATAGCCTTTGACATTATTAAGAGGGCGCTTCCCATTATTAATGACGAAATTGCGAAGGTGCTATCAAACGTGGTGGAGTTCCAAATCTTTTTTGAGAACAACGAGAATAAATTAGACATTCAGATTAAACACCCCAAGCACGAACCGCGACCCTTAGAAAATGGTTCGGGAGCAGAGAAAACTCTTGCTGCTATAGCTATTCGAATTGCCCTGTTAAATGTAAGCAACATGCCAAAATCAAATTTGTTTATTCTTGACGAACCGGGCACGGCTTTAGACCCCGACAACATGGAGGGATTCATGCGTATCTTGGAGCTTGTGAAAGGATATTTTGATGTTACCTTACTAATTACTCACATAGAGTCTTTAAAGGACACGGTAGATATGACCATCGACATTATGAAGACAGACGACGGTTATGCTTATGTAGATCAGTGAGGTTAATATGGTGGCAGCAGCAAAAGCATTTATAGATCAGAATTTAGAGAGGTTCATGTCAAAGAAACTTCTCGTTTGGCTAACGACAACGGGATTACTCTTAACAGAGAAAGTAGATTCAGAGCAGTGGGTGATTATTGCAACAGCATACGTCGGCACACAGGGCTTCGTTGATGTAGTCGGCCGCTTCAAGGGCAAATAAACAATGAAACTATTAATGGAAAATTGGAGAAAGTATTTGAAAGAGGCAAAGTGGGCTGAACCATCAGAACGCAACTTGCCGGAGCCGCCTTGGGGCCCGAGGACGCAAGAGTGGGATGTTGTTAACAAGTATAATGAACGCAACGCGCACTTAGGATATCATGAACTTGAAAATCCCGGCATGATTGGCTGGGCTGATCAGATGGATAGGTGGGTGATGAAAAATGCCACTGACGCAAATCAAAGCGCTTTAGATGATCACAAAGCGAAACGCGAAGAGCTAAAAAGCAGCTTATCTGCTGCTGGCGACGAGGAAGTTGAAAACACCGATGTCGAAGTCGCTCATGTTGATAAAAACATGCAGCCGCTGCCCACACCAGCTTATTCGATGACAATCGAAGAAATTACCGCCCCCCGTCGCGAAGACTGGGCGCAGCGCAACAGCCCCCTCATGACTGGCCGTAAGGGGCGGGTATATACACCCACCGCAAAAGAGTGGTACTTGGGTATCGACGCAGAGGGAAATCCATCGGGTCCAAAGGAGTGGGTGGCAAAAGCCGGAACGGGCGCATCCACCGAAGAGATGTGATGACTTGGCTAGCCGTTAAAACATTTTTTAAAAAAGCTTGGGCGTGGATTACCAAATACTGGCAATACTTTGCTCTTGCTTGTTACACGGTAATTGTGGTTGTTTTGTTGCGAGACAAGAAAGACGTTGATAATATTAAGTCTGCTTTTAAAGCTTCAAAAAAATCCCACCAAAAAGAAGTTGAAACAATCAACAATGCTCACAAAGAAGAGTTGGTCAAGAGAGACAAAATTATTGAAGACTATAATAAAACCATTATGCAGCTTGATGAAGAATATAAAAAGCAGAAACTAGATTTAAAAGAGTGGGAAAAGAAAAAGGTTAAAAAAATTGTCGAAGAGACGCATAATGATCCAGAGGGCAGAACTGCAAAAATTGCTAATGAATTTGGCTTTGAATTGGTGACAATAGATGACGATGCGACTGGTTAGTATAGCTTTAATACTTTCAATTATTCTTATTCCTGTTAATTCTTATTCCAATCCAAAAGTAGCAGAGATTAAGCAGGGACAAAAAGCTCCCTACAATGGCATTCTTTACAACTATGAGGCCAATGCGGTTCTGTTGGCGTCCAAAGAAAAGGGCCAGCTAGAATGTTCGTTGCAGCTTAAGCACAGTGCGGTAAAAGAGAAGGCGAAGTGTGACATGCTCACTTCAACAGTTAAAGCTTCGCTGGACGCTACAGAAAAAAAGTATGACGCAATTTTAAAAATCAAAAATAATCAAATTGATCATCTTGAAAAGATAACACTTAATCAACCCAACTCACACAACCATTGGTGGTTTGCTGGTGGTTTTATAGGCGGCGTTGCCTTATCGTTGGGTATTTTTTATGCGGCGGTGCAGACAGCGAAATGAAAAAAGAGAAGGATTTAAATTACATAGTCAAAATTGAAAAGGCAATTCAAAAGCGCTGGGGCGAAGACGCAATTCAAAATCCTGCCTCTTATTGGGATGATGAAAAGGAAAAAGAGTACTTAGAACAATTAAAAGAGCGTGTGCAAAATGAAGGATCCTCTTCCTCCACCAAAGAACAAGGGGGGATTTTAATCACGTCTAAACTATTTAATAATAGACGAGTTGACAGGTGTCCTGAATGTGATAGTTTTAAGTTGTCAAAAAGGGACAAAGTGCTTGTTAAAAAAGTTGGCCATTGCCAACGTTGCGAATGGAAGAAAAACTAATGTATGACGATAAAGTTCACAAAATAATCCAAGGTATCAGCGCCGCCATGGCAAATTCATACGATGGGGCCAAAGATGAAAAAGGGGAACCTCTTGTAAAGGGGCTGCGTAGAAACAAGGGAAATCCGGTTTTAGATAGTCGTGTAATGGATGGTTTTGATTTAAGTCTTCAGGGTGATCTTTTAATTGTTAAGTACCACACTGAAGAAACTATGAGTGGCCTACGCGGCATTCACAAGATGGGCTTGGGAAAATACCAAAGAGAGATCGAACAAAGACTCGCAGACATTATTAAGTATGTCAAGAAAGAAGCTAAAAAAGCCACCGGTGTAAATTTATCCCTCAAGCACCAAGGTGAGGTTGACATCGTGATTCAACCGATTAACAAGTTAAGAACTGTTGTACAGGCCCAATGTATTTATAAGATTGGCGGTATGAAGAATCAGGAAGAGCCAAAGGCACCCGGCGATACCAAAACTGAACCTAATTTCTATAACATGTTGCGCGGCCTTAAAGAAGAAAAACTCAAAAAGACATTAGCTTATAAGCCTTTCTGGCGTAAGTTCTAATTACTTTAATGGCTTTTAAATTAACAAAGAGACAAGTTGTTGCTGAAATCATTCGGTGTGGTAAGGACCCGAGTTATTTTATTAATAATTTTTGTAGAATTTCCCACCCTTTGGAAGGAACAATACCTTTTAATCTTTATGACTTCCAAGAGGATTGTATCGAAAAGTTTAACGAACACAGATTTAATGTAATCAACAAAGGCCGCCAGTTAGGTATTTCGACAACGGCCGCAGCATATATCTGCTGGATGATGCTTTTCCACAGAGACAAAAACATCTTAGTGGTGGCGACTAAACTTAGTACCGCTTCTAACTTAGTAAAAAAAGTTAAATTTATGATGAAGTCACTTCCTCCGTGGTTGATGATCGCTAAAATTACCACAGACAATAAAAATTCTTTTGAGTTGGTCAACGGATCACAGATTAAGGCGTCATCTACATCGGGAGACGCTGGTCGTTCTGAAGCATTAACACTATTGGTAGTTGACGAGGCGGCTCACATTGAAGGCTTAGACGAACTTTGGACTGGTTTATACCCGACGCTATCAACTGGTGGTCGATGTATTGCGCTATCTACTCCTAATGGCGTTGGCAACTGGTTCCATAAAACATTTACTGACGCCGAGGAAGGAAAGAACGATTTTTACCCCATCACTTTGCAATGGAGCAGACATCCAGACAGGGACGAAGAGTGGTTTAAAAAAGAAACCAGAAACATGTCGCGCCGCCAAATTGCCCAAGAACTTCAATGCTCTTTTAACTTTTCAGGGGAAACCTTGATTCACGGCGAAGACTTAGAGAGAATTCAAAAAGGCTTGTGTGAACCAAAATATAAAACCGGCCACGATAGAAATTTTTGGATTTGGGAATCTTTTGAAGAGGGAAAGAAATATGCCCTTGTGGCTGACGTTGCCCGTGGTGACGGGAAAGATTTTTCAGCCTTTCAGGTGTTTGAGACAGATACAATGACTCAGGTTGCTGAGTACCAAGGAAAGCCAACGTTGGATGTTTATGCTGAAATGATTTTTGAGGCTAGCAGAGAGTACGGTTTTTGTTTGACAATCGTTGAAAATAACTCTATTGGCATGACGGTATTAGATAAGCTCAAGGATAAGAGACACCCAAATCTTTATTATTCAACTAAACACTCACATAATTTTATTGATAGACATGAGGCTGAAGTGGTTTCAAATGCCATACCGGGCGTAACTATGTCTTCTAAGACCAGACCTTTGATTATTGCCAAGTTCGAAGAGTTCATTCGCACAAAACTAATTACAGTAAACTCTACGCGACTAGCTAATGAAATGAAAACTTTTATTTGGAATAACGGAAGGGCGGAAGCTATGAGAAGTTATAATGATGACTTGGTTATGTCTTGTGCTATTGCGTGCTGGATTAGAGATATTGCTTTGGTCATCAACCAGCGGGAATTACAATATAGACATGCCATGGTAGGAGCAATTTCAATTGGTAAAAAGAATATGAACACTAAAATTCCCGGTCAATTAGGGTATAATGAAAAGGCTAGCGGAAAAATAAGAAAAAAATACAACCAAGCTCAACAATTTGCGTGGTTGTTTAAGGGGTAGTAATGGCAGATCAAAGTAGAAATCCAAGAAATGAAGTGGCTCCCCTCTTTAAGGCGTTAACTAGAATCTTTTCTGGTCCAATCGTCAATTATAAATCCAAGGCGCCTTCTTTGGATAGAAAAAGAAATTTAAATAAATATTCAACTCGCTTCAAATCCTTGGCCGGCTTAGACTTTAAAAGATCGCGCTATAATCCTTACAACTATATGAATACGTCTATCATGATTAATCATAATCGTGCCGAGCGCTATTTAGATTTTGATCAGATGGAATACACGCCCGAACTCGCATCAGCTTTAGACATTTATGCCGACGAGATGACTACCCACAGTATTTTAACGCCGCTTCTTAATATTAAATGTCATAACGAAGAATTAAAGAGTATTTTAGAAGAATTGTTTTATACTGTTTTAAACGTTGAATCAAATCTTTTTAGTTGGTGTCGAAACATGTGTAAATACGGAGATTACTTTCTTTATTTAGACATTGACGAAAAAATGGGAATTACTTCTGCGATTGGGCTACCCACGCGAGAAATTGAGAGACTGGAGGGCGAAGACAAGGGCAATCCCAATTATATTCAATACCAGTGGAATTCGGGTGGTCTTACTTTTGAGAATTGGCAAATGGCCCATTTTCGTATTTTAGGAAATGACAAGTATGCCCCCTACGGCACTTCTGTTTTAGAGTCTGCTCGTCGTATTTGGAGACAATTAACTCTGATGGAAGACGCGATGATGGCCTATCGTATTGTAAGGGCACCAGAGAGAAGAGTTTTTAAGATCGATGTTGGGGGGATTTCGCCTGAAGACATTGAACAATACATGCAAAAAGTCATTACCAACATGAAAAGACATCAAGTGATTAATGAAGATAATGGTAATATTGATCTTCGTTATAACCCAATGTCAGTGGAAGAGGATTATTATTTACCAGTTCGTGCCGGTTCTGCAACGGCCATTGAAACTCTCCCGGGCGGCCAAAACGCAGCAGCAATTGAAGATGTAAATTATCTAAGAGACAAACTATTCTCAGCTATTAAGATTCCAAAGTCCTATTTGGCCCAGCAAGATACAATGCAGGAAGAGAAAACTACCTTAGCCCAAAAAGACATTCGTTTTGCCCGAACAATTCAAAGACTTCAAAGAGCCGTTATTGGCGAGCTAGAAAAAATTGGTATTATTCACCTTTATACTTTAGGCTATAGAGGCGAGGACATTATTTCTTTTGATCTTTCTCTTAGTAATCCAAGTCGTCTTGCTCAAATGCAAGAGCTAGAATTCATTAACCAAAAGTTTAGTGTTGCCGGCGCGGCCCAAGATACGTTATTTAGTCGTCGCTGGATTGCTGAAAACATCTTTGGCTTAGATAATGAAGAGTTCCTGCGTAATCAAAGAGAAAGGTTCTTTGATAAGAAAATTGATACAGCCCTTGAAGCCGCCACACAAGAGCCGGGATTTGATTCCCCCGGCACAGCAGGCGATTTGGGCGCAGAAACAGGAGGAGAGCTTGGCGGTGAGCTTGGCGGTGAGCTAGGTGGAGAAGCAGAGCTTGGTGGTGAACTAGGTGCCGAAGCTCCAACCGAAGAAGCCCCAACCGGCCCCGAAGAAAAAACACCTCTTTTAGTTGAGCCGGGTGCCGGCAAACGCGACGATAAAAAGCCTACTAAAATAACTTATAGTGATAATACTGTGCAGTACGTCGGCGCTGGTAAGTCTGGCAATAAAAAGTACAGTCCAGTCCCTGCGTGGCGTGATAAAAAGAAAAATGGGACGAAAGGTCGAGTAGCGAATGCCCTACATACCGCTGGAGCATCAAGAGACATTAAACAATTAACTCGTGGTATGGTTGAGGCAAAGCAAACTATTTATAATAGTTTAGAGGCACAGTTAGAATCATTAACTGAAAGGGCAGATAAGATAGTTGATGGACTGGAGAAAAAAGATGAGGTTTAAGCATAATAAAAAGAGAAACCCGGCATTTGTTTTTGAAGCTTTGACTCGCGAGTTTGCCAAGGCTACAATCAATAAAGACGTAGAGTATGGAAAAAAAGTTAGAAGGGTTATAAAAGAAGTCTTTAATAAAAACAAGTTAATGTACAAGGAACTAAAGTTGTATAAGGCGATTTTAGAAACAAGAGAGGTTGATTACATAACAGCAGAAAAGATTTTATATGAAGTCCGCAGAGCTTATTCTACTTTTGGCAATAAGGATCTTCGCGACGAACATACTGAGGCCATTCATACTATTAATCATGAACTAGCCCCTTCTGTATTTCAAAATTATGTTTCAAACTATAAAAATTTAGCGACTGCTTATCAAATATTTCATGAGGACGATGTAAATGTTAAAAACAAGGTTCTTTTAGAAAAGAAAATCGTTCAATCAATGGTCGCCACCGAAGAAAAGGACGTTGAGGCCGAAGAGCCTTTAGATGAAGTGGTAATAAAAACATTTATTAAGAAGTTTAATAAAACATTTGGCTCACTCCTCACAGAACAAAAAACTTTAATTTCAAAGTACATGGGTAGCATCGATGCCGATGATACAGAGCTTAGACTGTTTATAAACGAAGAATTACAAAGGCTAAAAGAAGAGTTGAAAGAGAGTCTTGTTACCGAAGAATTTAAGACTGATGAAAACATGAAGAGTAAAGCAGTACAGGTTTTAGATCTTTTAGAAGGCTTTAAAAATAAAAGAAATTATGAAAAAGCTGATTTAATCTTGCTTCTTAAAACACAAGACTTGGTTGGGGAGATTCAACAGCAATGACACTTGAAATTTCAGTTGGCGAAAAAGAAGTAGAGGCTGCGGGTATTGACCCTGAAGCTCCTGCTGATTTAGTGGTACACATTAGGGGGCCTATTTTTAGTGTTAAATTAAATGCTAGAAAGACGTTAGATAATAACATTATTATTTACGATAACCGATTTTTTAATATTATTTTAATACCTTTTAAGAATAAAATTGTCACGATGCCAAAACAACATGTGAATCGTGATACCTACCCGATGCAAAATGACTATCTTACTTATTTACAGGATAAGGGCGCATTAACCTTGGGTTCTATTAGGAGCGGCGCAACTTTTCGCTCTTTAGAGGGATTCTATGCCGTCAACGATGAAGTTGACGTGCTACAGGTGGTTCTTCTTTTAACTAAGACATACATAGAAAGGCACGGTCATGATTATACGACTCTTGACGATTATTTAGATGATGTTGAGGACATGTATGTTGATCCCCCTGCTGATGAGACAACACCTTATGGAAAGGTCCCTCAATCAGCGGAAAAGGGAACGCTTCCGGGTTCGGACTATTCAAAACCCTACGGACTGCTTTACAGGATTTAAGATGCTATGGTTTATTTTAATTTGCTATGGCTTAACCCAGTTACTAGCATACGGTTCAATTTTCAATAAGATAAGGCCGGATTATCACTTCTTTCGCTGCCCCATGTGTCTCGGATTTTGGGCTGGTGTTTTAGTTTGTTCAATTTCGCCTTGGACTGAACTATTTACTTTTGAAGTTACGATGGTTAATTTGCTTTTATGTGGTTGGCTAAGTTCTGGCACAAGCTATGCTTTGTGTATGATGATGGGAGACGAAGGAATAAATGTCAAATCAAATTAACATTTACACGGCTAATCACTGGATGCTTCGGCCTCCAACGAATTGTTGTAGAGGCAAGTGTATCAAGCGGGTCGCGCCCGCAGGAGATTTTTAAATGAACAAAGTAAAACTTACAAAAGGCGAACTCACCAAAATCATTCTTCAAGAAGTCCGAAAGCTGAATGAGCAAGGAGCCAACCCAGCGGCCGTTAATGCCGCACGAGATTTTTTTGCGGGACTTTCAGACGCCGAGATCGTGAACGCCTATGCTATTGTTTCGGCATCGTCGGGGAAGAATTAATGAGTAAACTACTTTTAACAGAGTTTATAGAGCTAACGCCCAACCGTGATCTTCTCACAGAAGAAGAAAAAAAGCGAATGGACGAAGGCGAAGAAATTTATCTAGCCGGCGTCATGCAAAGAGCCGGCGCAACTAATGGTAACGGTAGAGTTTATCCCCTTGACATTTTAAGAAGAGAAGTCGAAAACTATAAAAAATTGGTTCGCGAGGGCCGAGCAGTTGGAGAGTTAGACCACCCGGAAAGTTCGGTAGTGGAATTAAAAAACACTTCTCACATTGTCACTGAGATCAACATGGATGGCGATGATGTCATAGGCAAAATTAGACTTCTAGAAACACATGCTGGTAAAACAGCTATTGAGCTTTTAAAGGGTGGAGTAAAGTTGGGAATTTCTTCAAGGGGCTTAGGGTCTACTCGCAACGAAGGCAGCAAGACCATAGTACAAGATGACTTCCAATTGATTTGCTTTGATTTAGTTTCTGAACCTTCTACTACAGGAGCTTTCATGCTTCGTGAGGGAAAAGAGCCAAACATCTTTACAAAGGCAGATAAAATTAATAGAATACTTAACGATATATTGAGCTATGAAAAATAATAAACTAAAAAAGGTTTTAAAACCACTAATAAAAGAATGCATCAAAGAAATCATCTTTGAGGAGGGCGTTCTTTCTTCTATTATTAGAGAAGCGCAGGGAACACCAGAAAAACAAATTGTTAAAGAGGAGAAGCCTTTTACAAAATTTGTTAAAGAACCAAAAAAAGAAAGCAAACAACTAAACGAAACCAGAAAGAAGATGCGAAAAGCTATTGCTGAAAAGCTTGGTAACTTTGATCCTTTTGAAGGCACCTCTGCATTATCAGAGGTTCAAGCCTCTGGGAAGCCAAACGCCGATCCGATGTCGAATGTGGAACCCGAAGACCCGGGCTTAAATATTTCAAACATTCCCGGTTTTGGCAAATGGGGCGCTATTAATAAGAGGTTATCAGATGGGTAAGCCAGTACATGTTCAAGTAACCAACAAAGGTAACATCCCCCCAGAAGTTCTTATTAAAAGATTTAATAGGGCTGTGAAAAAAGCTGGAATAATAAAAGAGGTGCGAGACCGCCGCTATTATGAAAAGCCTTCTGACAAAAGAAGAAAAGAAAAAAAGCGCCGCTTAAAACTAATTAAGAAAATGGCTCAAGAGACAAACAAGTAAGGATTAAAAAATGGCTGAATTTCAATTTGCAAAACCCGGATTAAATGCTGTAGGACAGTATCAATTAAGTGGCATTCCCTATGCCAGCGCTAGTATTGTAGTTAGCAATTCTTCTGTGACGGAGATTGAGTTTCCAACTATTACTAAATTTGTTACCGTTGTTAACGAACATAGTGGATCGTCAGCTAAATTAAGAGTTGGATTTAGTGAATTGGGTGTTTCAACAAACAATCATTACTTTATTTTAGATAATGGTGAGTCTTATACTGGCGAGTTTAGAGTTAAGAGTATCTTCCTCTCAGGCGATTCAGCAGCCTCGACCGCTTCTGTTATTGCTGGGATGACCATGATTGAAGTAGAAAATCTATCTAATAACTGGTCTGGTTCTGACTCAATTTATAATGGCGGTATCGGTTAAATGAGAAGTGGTTTCGGCGCTAAAACAGCGAAGTCACTTAGTTCCACGTCTGCCGGCAAACAAAACATTGTCGGGCCCGCCAGCATATAACGTTAGCGATGCTGTGAACAGCAAATGGTCCAGTGAGTCTGCTCACCTTGGCGCTCGCGTCAACGGCGGCCCCTCCGGTGGCACCCCGTCTTATCCATTTGACGGTTCCCTTCGTGAATTTATAGTTTTAAACCGTCAAACAACTGCCGGCGAAGCCTCTCGATTGGGCAGAGCACTTATGGCAAAATCGGGCCTAACCAAGCTTCTATCTGGCTATGCCTAGTAGTTAAGTCATTTTAAACTTTTAATTACTATTTACTATAGCATAAGTGTAGGAGCTACCACATGTCATCGATGTTAGAGCAAGCAATTGTCGAAGCTGAAGAGCTAAAGAGAGTCGCATCTCGCAATGCCGAGTCTGCGATTCTTGAGAAATATTCACGCGAATTAAAAGAAGAAATGGAAAACTTAATTGAACAAGACTTGGGTCTTGGTGGCGGTGGCATGGACCTCGGCCTTGGTGGCGAAGAGGCAAAACCATCTGTGGATTTTGAAGGTTCCAAAACCGATGAAGATAAAGTTCCCACGCAACTAGAGTACGCCGCTTTTGATGACCTAACGATTGGAAAAACAAAGTATCCAAAAGAAGATGAGGTTGTTGAGATTAATTTAGACGCCTTATCAGAATACGAATTAAACCCTGACAGCGGTCCAACTGCTCGTAATTTAGCAGAATCAATTGAATTAGATGATTCTTTATTAGCTGAAATGGCCGGTGAGCCTATGGAAGAGGCCAAGTTAATAAACCCGGATGACAAAGATGACAAAGGCTCTGATGCTCATGAAGGTCAAACGTGTGATGAGGCCCACCCCGATTTAACGCATGAAGCCTATTTGGCAGAAATAGAATTAAATGAAAGGTTGGAAAGCTCCTTAGAAGAGGCCATTACAATTGCGTGGAAATCTGTAAAAGAGGGAAATCCATTTGGCAGTGATACCGAACAAGACGAATTTAATTTACTCGTGGCCGCTCTTAAACAAGAGGCCGAAGAATTAAAGAAAAAGAACGAATCACTTAGCAGACATAAAAATAAATTAATTAAAGAAAATGCTAAGTATGAAAAGAATTTTGACTCAGCGTCCAAAAAGGCCGAAGAGTTAAAAGATGGTTACAATTCATTATTAGATAAATTCAAAAAACTCCGCATGGCGTTTGATGAATCTCAACTAATGAATGCCAAATTGGTTTACACAAACCAAGTGCTATCTGATGATAAGTTAAATGTTCGACAGAAAAATAAGATTGTCGAATCTATCCAAGAAGCGGCTAGTGTAGATAACGCGAAGATTATGTACGAAACTCTCGTAAACGCAGTGGAGAGCACTTCCAAGAGAAGGCCAGAATCACTGAGTGAAGCAGTTGCACGCCGACCTTCGCCTTTGCTTATTAAAGCAGCTAGAACAGAGGATACAACCTCTGACGATTTTACTAACCGCATGAAGCGGCTAGCAGGAATAGACATTTAACATTTATAGGAGGATTAAACAATGTCAACTATCGTAGAAAGTTTAACAAAAGACATCGTAAATCGCGACCTCCGTGCTGAAGGTACTGCTCTTCTCAACAAGTGGGAGAAGACTGGTCTTTTAGAGGGTCTCGATAACGATCGTACCAAGAACGGCATGGCCCGTCTCTTGGAAAACCAAGCAAAGGAGCTTCTCCGTGAAGCTTCGTCAATGAGCGCTGGTGATGTTGAGGGCTTCGCAGCCGTCGCATTCCCAATCGTTCGACGCGTTTTCGGTGGCTTAATTGCTAACGAACTCGTTTCTGTCCAGCCGATGAGCTTGCCCTCGGGCCTGATCTTCTTCTTGGACTTTGAATATACCAACAATATGTTCCCCGGCGCCTCTGCAGCCGAAAATGCTTTCCAAGCCAATACGTCATTATATGGCGGCGGCGTAGTTGGTTCGCAGATTACTGGCGGCGTTGATTTGACTGGCACCGGTGCCGAACGTGGTCCATACGCCCTCAACAATGGTTACTCATCTGCCACTGGCTCATGGGAAGACACGGTGGCGGCTGGCGACACC